CCAGACAAGCTTAACAAGCTAGAGAAGACAATTAGAGATATAGTTTTGCCGGAGGTGGAAGATGAAGAATGAAATGCCAAGAATACTAAAAAGTCTAGCATGGATAGACCATGAAATCAACTTTGTTAGGGATAAATCGGATAGATTCGTACTATTAAGTGCTTATCAAACTTCTAGGATGAGTCCAGACCCTAGTACTAAAAACGGCGCTATTCTTGTACGAGACAATGGTTGTTTAGCAACATTCGGTGTGAATAAATTTCCAATGAATGTTGAAGAAACAGAAGAAAGATTGGCAGACAGAGAGTTCAAATATAAAACAATTGTACATGCAGAAGCTAGTGCTATTATCAATGCGGCAAGAGTCGGGATACCAACGCATGGATGTACGCTATATTGTCCATTTTATTCTTGTTGTGATTGTGCAAAGACCATTATAGAAGCTGGTATTAAGCGAGTAGTTGGGCATGCACAGTTGATGGCAATAGCAAGCACACATGTTTCGTGGATCGATTCTATAGTACATGGATGGAACATGATGGAAGAAGCTGGAGTAAAATGTGATTTATTCTATGGAAAACTTGATATTAAGACTAGGTTTAATCACGAAGATGTCAGTGTTTAATGGAAATAAAACTCCTTAAAGGTGGATCAGAAAAGGTAAGATTAAGTAATAAGCAATTTGATCCCAATAGACTATCTAAATCTAAGTTCCAACATTCCATTGGGATTGAATTACTCCAAAAATATCCACACGATATTATATTTGCTGAGATAATAATACCGTCTGAAAGATTCGTGTTAGATTTTTTTATACCATCCCTAAGATTAGTGGTAGAGTGTCATGGTAAACAGCATACGCAGCATATTAAACATTTTCACAAAACGAAAATTGATTTTCATAAACAAAAAGACAAAGACCAAAGGAAAAGAGAGTGGTGTTCGCTGAACGGATTCAAACTCATAGAGATTTATGATGAATGAATTTAAAAACGAATTTGACAAGTATCAAGAAGAATTAAATGCCTGGGTCAAAAGCCTAGGTGTCGTAGTATATCAACCCAACAATGATCAACTAGAACAAATAATCACAATGACCAGAGAAGAGCTAGGAGGTAAGACACCAGTCCAGTTATCTGAAGATGCTTTTGTGTTATCTCAATATGCATATTTTTTGCAAAACAAACAAAATGAATGCAATGCTTTTTTAAGGTGGGCCAAACAAGTACAAAATAAATTATTGGGAGACAACAAACCGAAACTTCATAATTGGGTTAGAAAAATAGAACTAAGATTAGATAGAATATCTTTTCTATGTCGTAGAATAGAAATAATGTCTCAAAGTATCAACACAATATCTGTAGCAAAACGAAATGAGGCTAGAGTCTAATGAGTGCATTGAGTAAAATCAAAGAAGGTATAATGACGACAGACTGGTTGTTAGTGTGTGATGGATACAAAGATTTAACAGGAGAATCACTAGAGTGTCCAGAGATTCCAGAAAACAACAACAGTCATATATTGAAAAAAATAAGACAACTATTGGATAGCTGTGATACTCAAGCAATCGCTGAAAATACAAGAGACAAAACTTCTCAGACTGACGACAATGATTATGAAAAAGAAGATGACGAAACTATCGTCCTTGATGGTTCGAAGATAACACCGACGACAGCACAGGAGGCCAACAAAGTTTCTTTTATAACCAATAATCCAAAACCCCAAGAAATAGACAGAAATAGAGAAAGAGCCAGTAATAAGACAAGAATCAGAAGAGAACCGTATAAAACATTTAAGGTAAAATGTAACGAATGTGAAGAGCAATTTGATTCTGCGATACAATCAAAGAGTATGGGACAAAAATGCCCACAATGCCTTAGTAAAAAGAAGAGAGACAAAGGATAAATGAGCAATAAGACCAATGCCATACTACAAGACTCTGGCACAGAAAGAGCTGTTCTGGCCGGAATTATTACACATGGCGCAGAATGTTTTTTTGAAGTTGAAGATATCATAGAATCTAATGATTTTTATTGGACGTACAATCAACAACTATTCAAAATTTTGTCTTATTTAGTACAAAAAGAAAATGCTAAGACCTTTGATATCGCAAGTATTCACACGGTAGCTAAAATCTTAGGATACAAAGACTTCCAGCCAGGAGAAAGATATAGCGAATACCTAGACTCTGTTGTAGAAGAGATTGGGCCTTCCAAAGAAAACATATTATTGATGGTCGTGAATATATACAAACTTTCTATAGCCAGGAAAGGATATTTAGCCTCAAAGAAAATACAAAAATCACTAACAACTGTTACCGGGTCTGAATCTGTAGATACAATTATAGAACAAATAGAAGCACCTATTTTCGATTTCACATCAGACATTACAAGCCAGGGCGGGAACTTGGTGTCGTTGGGCGACAAGTTTGACAACACTATTGAGGCACTATCTTCTAATCCGCAAGACATCATCGGTATCCCAACAGGTTTTTGTAAATGGGATCAATGTATAGGCGGTGGTTTTAGACCAGCCACAGTCAACGTAGTCGGCGCTCGCCAGAAAGCGGGGAAATGTATAGATTCACAACATACGGCAATCATAACATCTGACGGTATTTTAATGCCGTATGAAATTTTTAACATAAATGGTGATTCTCGAAAAACACATCCTATCCAGTGCAAACTATTGAACGGAGACGGGAACGTCAAACAACCACAGTACGGATGGATCAATGGTTTATCAAACAACATTAAAATATCGACCAAATATGGAACAGAACTGATAGGAACTCGCAATCATCCAGTCAGAATTCTAGACAAAGACGGTATCATAAAATGGAAAAATATGGACGAATTACAGACTGGTGAATATGTCGTAACAAGACGTGGGGATAATTGTTGGGGTAAAAACCACATAAACACAAACGACGCATATGTCATAGGTTTGTTAATAGGGGATGGTTGTATTAACGATAAGATTGTTTGTCTTTCGTCTATAGATGTGTTTTGTAGAGAAAGATTCAGAGATTTTATACTCAGGCGCGGCGGATCGATAGGGACAGAAACACAGAGAGAAGTTAGATGTTGTAAAGTCACGACAGCCGAAACAGTTAATCAACTTGGATTTTATGATGAAAATAGAAAAAAGATTGTACCAAGAATAATTAGAGAGGGAGATAAGGATACAATTTGTTCTATGCTTCGAGGCTATTTTGACGCCGATGGTTGTGTAGAGAAATCTGGTATAACAGCGACCACCAATTCATATACACTGTCAATTCAAATAAGAACAATATTACTAAATCTTGGCATTTTGAATAATATAAGAAAAAGATATATAATACCACCAGGGCATAACGCTGAAAAATGTTATTGGGAAATATCCATACAAAATGTTAAAGACGCTAAACTTTTCAATAATATAATAGGTTTCGGTCTAGAAAGAAAGCAAAAATTGTTAGACAAATTCTGTGCCAGAAAATCATCAACCAAAAACGATACTATACCAAATCTGTCAAGAAAATTGCAGAATTTTAAAAATATGGTTATTAAAAATCGTGGGTTCTTTGTTTCTGGGAGAAGAAGTAAGATAAGAGACTATGTGAATAGATGGATAAGAGAACCACACCGGAGTGCCAGAAGGGATATCTTGCGTCAAATACTGGATCATTTCGTAGAATACAGGATGACAAACGAATATTTATCGATTCAAGATTTGCTAAGCAAAAATCTTTTCTTTGATACTATAGTGGATATTAATGAATGTGAATCTCATACTTGTGATTTTTACATACCAGATGGACACACGTTTATAAGTAATGGCATCGTAAGTCATAATAGTTTTTTCTGTTTAAATGTAGCAAAAAACATAGCATCAAATAATCTACCGGTTCTTTATTTAGACACAGAACTAACATACGAAACACAACTACACAGACTGATATCGTTGGTATCTGGCATAGAACTGAATAAGATAGAAACAGGCAAATTCTCGACAGACAAATATGAAAACGAAGCTGTATTGTCATGCAAGGAGCAAATACAAAAAATACCAATTGATCATTTTTCCGTAGCCGGAATGTCTCCACAAGCGATTATCTCTATCGCAAGAAGATGGTTGTCGAAAAGAGTTGGCTTCACCTCTGACGGATCAGCCAAACCATGTCTCATCATATACGACTACCTCAAACTAATGGATGACACAGGGTTCAAACATAACTTACAAGAATATCAGCTACTAGGATTTTTAATTACATCACTACACAATTTTGCAGTACAGTTTAAACTACCAGTCTTAGCAACAGTACAACTGAATAGAGATGGAGTAGAAAAAGAAGGTACAGAAGTTATTTCTGGTTCCGATAGAATAGGTTGGCTGTGCTCTAATTTTAGTATATTGAAGAAAAAATCGGACACAGACTTAAGCGATGATCCACCACATAATGGTACCAAGAAATTATTGGTAACAGATACTAGATATGGAGCAGGAATGGAAAAAGGAGAATATATCAATATTAGAGACAATCTAGAAAGAGCTACTTTTGTCGAGGGTGAATATTTTTCTTCTGTTGTGAATCCATCTTTTGTGAATGAACCGAAAGAAAGTTAATATGGATGTAGATTTTATTCAAGACAGAGCGTGCGAAAGAATAACAGAAATCTTAGATGCTCTGGGTATGGAATATACAGAACGACACGACTACATTCAAGCAGCATGTCCGGTACATGGAGGCAACAATGATAGAGGAATGTTTTGGGCTATAAGATCAAACCACTGGCAATGCAAAACCAGAGGCTGTCACTCCGAAACAATCACTGGTCCATCAAGTAGCGTCTTTGGTTTAGTAAGAGGTGCTATGACAAGAAAGACAGAAAAACCATGGACATTCAAACAATCTGTTTCCTTCGTGGTACAGGCCCTAGGACTAGATACAAAAAACGCAGACAAAAGAACATCAGAAGAAATAGAGATAGCAAAACTGCTAAAACAAAACAAGAAAAAAGTTAAAAGGCTAGACGACAAAAGGTTATTGTTGTCTGCTGTTGTCGGTAAGCTAAAACCAGATACAATGTATTATCCCGGTAGAGGTATCGACAAAGACATAATAGCTAGATATAACATATCTTATTGTGACACCAGGGGAAAAGCTATGTATAAACGAGCCTTTTTCCCAATACTGGACATAACTGGTAGATATATTGTGGGATGGTCCGGAAGGAGTATATACGACAAGTGTCAAAAATGTTCTATGTATCATCACCCAAAAAGACAAAAATGTCCTGACAAAAAATACAGATCATTATATCCTAAGTGGAAACATTCGACCAAATTTAGCGCAGAAGATTATCTGTACAATATTTGGTTCGCAAAACCATTTATCAGCAGAACGGGGACAGTCATATTGTGCGAAGGGCCTGGAGATGTGTGGGCACTAGAAGCTGCTGGGATAAGAAATAGTGTAGCTATTTTTGGTTTAAGTATATCAAGGAAACAAAGGTTACTATTACAAAATTCTGGTGCTCTAACAATTCTGTGCGCTTTTGATAACGATGAAGCTGGCAATAAAGCTGGCAAAAAAATTCAAGAATCTTTGAATCATTATTTCAGGGTTTTTCGTATAACACCACAGAACAACACAGATTTTGCCGATATGTCAAAATCAGAGATATGCGATAAAATGGATTCATTTTTACAGAAAGTGTAGAATGGAGCTATAGGATGGCGACTAGCTTTGTGACAAAAGACTCAGGACAACGAGAATCTTTCGATACCGGAGCAAAGAGAGATACGCAAGAAGGCAAACCCAGGTACGATTTGATACCTCCCGGCCCTCTTCGTCGTCTTGCTATGTTATACGCTAGAGGTGCAGAAAAATATGATGAACACAATTGGGCTAAAGGTATGCCCATGTCTAGATGCGTGGCAAGTCTCCTCAGACATGTGTATCAGTTTATAAAAGGCGACAAAGACGAGGATCATGGTGCTGCCATCATTTTTAACGTTATGTGTATCATGTATTACGAAGACACAGGCAGAAAAGAGCTTGACGATAGATTTAACTGGGAAACGGGAAAAACTAACAATGCAGATTCATAAATGTAGTGCTAGCTCGATCAACATGTATTATCATTGTCAGTTTCAGTATTACATGAACTATATATTGGGAATAGAATATAAAACTGGAAAGGCAGCCTTACAGGGCAGTATTGTACACAAGACTTTGGAATGGATGATTAAACTTGCAAAAAACCAAAAGCACAATATAGACCCCATGAGACTTCTGGAAGCAGCATGGATAAAATTGACAAGAGAGAACCCAGAGATATCTCTAAGAAGAAACACAACAAGGATAGATAAAGAAACTGGGTGTTTCAAAGAAGCTGCTGATTTTAAAAAATGTAGAATAGCCTTAGAGAGAGTAATCAACGACGATCATTATAATCCATTCAGCACCAAAATAATAGAC